CTTTTTTGGTGGTTAAAATCAACATCATCGTTTTCATTTTCCCAAGACAATGATATAATACCATCAATAGTATCAATCATTGAGAAATAGTCAGAGTTTTGAATTACTGACATTGTTATAACGTCATTCTTCAAAACTCCTACTTTTTTTATATGCTCTAAATCAGGTGGTAATGGGTAACCGTTAGATGGTTTTGAATCCCAATTTTCCCCCCAAATATTTTCTGAACTATCCGAAAAAATAAATTCATATATGTTATCACCCTTATAATTTGGTCCTAATTCATTAACATATATTAAATAATTCATTACAATATTTGACCTTTGGTGTTTACTCTTAATTGTTTATTGTTCATTTCAAACACTAAATTATTTTTGTTAGTTTTACCAATTAATTTTGCTTCAGGATATTTGTTAATTACTTTAGTTGATGCAACTTCTTGAGAAATACTTTCAGAAAGTTTTTTAATATTACTAATTTTTTCTTTTCTATCTTCTTTTAATGAAGTTGATTTTTCTAATTTAGATTCTAAAAGTTGTTTTTCTTTTTCATTAACTTTAAAATATTTTTCTAAAATACTATCAACTTTTGATTCACTGAATAATCCCTCAATCATTTCTTCCATACGACTAGAGTGGTCATCACTAACAGATTGATGTCTGTGTCTAGGTTTTCTATAGTTTGGTAATTCATCTTCAATATCGTCAGGGTTTTCATCATCAACATCATCATAACCAAATCCTTCACCCATTTCACCACTTGGTACTTCAGGTTGTAATTCGTCGTCACCCATTTCTTCAGAACCCATTTCATCTTGACCTTCATCGTTTCCACCATCAAAAGGATTTTCATCTTCAATACCTTCTAATTTATTCATAATATCTTCTTTATCTTCTTCTTCTAAAGATTCTAAATCTAAAGCCGATAAAATAGAGTTGATTACATATTTCACATCTTTCGATGAAAGATTTTCTTCTTCACTATCTTCAAGAATTCTTAATTTTTGAGCTAATTTCCCTGTCAATTTTTGAATAACTTTAAGGTTAACAACCTCATCGTCCATTTCTTGGTCATCGCCTAAATCCATATCTTCTTCCGGTTCAGGTAAATCTAATTCTTCTTCAGGTGCCGGAGCGGGAGCAGGTGCCGGAGCGGGAGCAGGTGCGGGTGCTGGTGCGGGAGCCGGAGCGGCTGCAGGAGCTACTTGTTCTGTAGCATCTATTTTTAAAATATATTTCGTAGCGTCATTATCGCTTTCAAAAAATAAATTAACATTATTTTCTTGACCTTCGTTAACATTAATTTCTTTCGCAATTAAGTTAAGTCTTTTAAAGGCTTGTGAATATGATGAATAGTATTTTCTATTTTTCATAGGGTCTAAATAATCACCTTCACCGGTAGATTCGGATATTGTTTTTTTAATTACATAACCATTTCTTTCTTTAACAATTTGATAATTGTTTCCGTCAGCCAATACTTTATTATATTCAACTGATTTATTCTCATTAATTGAATTTGGAGTATTTTCTTTATATCTGGCAATTTCCATTATACGAGCGATTTTTTCCATACCCTCTAATTTTTCACTACCAACTGGTTTTAATTTTCCCATTTTTTTATTTTTGTTTTTTAAATTAATTTATATATAAATATATTCAGAATTAAAAATGTTAAGATTTTAATTCTTTTTATTGTATTTCATTTAAGGATAATGACTTATCGATGTACTCATTTTGAAAATCAAACAACTTTGATAGGTATCCATTTCTTCTCAATACCTTGAAAACTAAATTTTCATTTGATAGTTCCCCACCTTTTTCTAATCCTGAAGTTCTATACTTTTTTAACTTATCTTTATACCTATCTATCAATTTTTTTGCGTCGTCCAATGACTCATCTTTAGCGTTTTCAATAACATCATCTATGGTTTTCATCCATTCTTCTGATTTTAATTTAACTGATTGGGTATCAATTTCCACATTTTCTTTCTTTGGTTCGCTAATCCATTCATCAAATAATGCAGAATATTCCCCACTACTAAAATGTTTTTCCACATCATCCTGAACATACAATTCAACATCATATCCATATATGGTGATATTATGTTTATCGTTATATAAAGTTTTTTTTAATCTAAATAATTCTTCGTATAATGGTAATTCTTTTTCCGAAAATTGTTTAAAATCCACAATTATATGTAAATCTACATCAGAATATTTTGACCAATTAAAATTTGCCAATGAACCTGTCATTACCACATCGGAGACGATTACATCAACACCCAAAAAATCAATGAACTCATAAGCAATTTCTAAAAGACGTTCCCTTACTTTGGGTACCATCGTTTCTACTTTATCTTCTTGTGAGTTCCAAAATTTAGGATTTAATTCGTCTTGTAATCTAAAACTGGATAATATGCTTTTTAAATTGCTCATTAACTATAAATACTTAAATATTTATAATTGTTACAATTTTTTGTATTTGAATACCTTTGAAATATCTGTGGTAAAAAACTTACCCTGTGATTCTGCCATCCTGAATTTTGTATATACATTATGAGGAACTGCCTCATATTCGTATTTCATACCATTTTTAAATTCAGCGATTAATTTTTTAGTTTCTGTATCGTATTCAGTTTTTACGATATTTGTTGACTCAATTTCGTTAATAATTTTAGTCCCGTCTATTGTTTCTTTTTTTATTGCCATTTTTTAAAGGTGTTTCTAAATCAATTATTTGTAATTTATCCATAAGATAATCGTTAAACTCATTATTATCAACATCACCAAAAAAACTTCTTAATTCTGAATAAACATTATCCTTTAATGTTGAGAATTTTTGAAAATTTCTCAATATATCATTTGGGTAATATGGGGGACTTTTAATATCCTCATCCGACCAACCCTCTCGTTGGAAAGCCAATCTAATGTTTCTATAAGTCTCTGTTAGTTCATTATCAATACCTAAAGTATTAATATATTTCATCCAAGCATGTTTATAATCCATTTTTATAAATATATTAAAAAAATGTTTTGGTAATTCAAAAATATGTATTACTTTTGTCCAATCATTTGAAATAATGAAATTAACCCTTATACTTAAATAAAACAAATTAATTATGATAGAATCTATGGATGGTAACGAAGGAAGAGGTAAGAACACAAGTGTTTCCGAATCAGCAACACCAGTGTTAGACAATTTTAGTCGAGATTTAATAAAATTGGCTGAAGAAGGGAAATTAGACCCTGTTATTGGTAGAGAAAGTGAAATTACGAGAATTGCCCAAATTCTTTCTCGTAGAAAGAAAAATAACCCAATAATTATCGGAGAACCAGGTTGTGGTAAAACCGCAATCGTTGAGGGTCTTGCAATTAAAATCTATAATGGGGATTGTCCAAGAAACTTAATGGACAAAAGAATCGTATCATTAGATATGACATCAATCGTTGCAGGAACAAAGTATCGTGGTCAATTTGAAGAACGAATGAAAGTAATTATAGAAGAATTACAAAACGCACCAAACATCATCGTATTCATTGATGAGATTCATACCATCGTTGGAGCAGGGAATTCATCAGGGTCAATGGACGCATCAAACATCTTTAAACCAGCTCTTGCTCGTGGGGAAATCCAATGTGTTGGAGCAACAACATTAGATGAATATAGAAAAAACTTTGAAAAAGATGGAGCGTTAGAAAGACGTTTTCAAAAAGTTGTTGTTGATTCACCAAGCAAAGAAGAGACATTACTTATCTTGGAAAACTCAAAAGATAAATACGAATCTTACCACAAGGTAACCTATTCCAATGAGATTTTAAATCTATGTGTTGATTTAGCGGAAAGATATATCACCGATAGAGAATTTCCGGATAAAGCGTTTGACATCTTGGATGAGGTTGGTGCAAGAAGTCAGGTAGAGATTAAAACTCCGGACTCAATAGAAAAGTTGAAACTCCAAGCGTTTGATATTAAACAACAAAAAATGGATGTTGTTAAACGACAAGATTATGAGGAAGCCGCAAATCTTCGTGATAAAGAAAAAAGAGTCTTAAATAAACTTGAATCTGAAAAGAAAAAGTTTGAAGAAGAACTCCTTACAAATAAAAAAGAAATCACCATTGATTTGGTTTATGAGGTCGTATCCAATATTACTAAAATTCCAATCACCAAATTAAACTCTGATGAGACTAAATTATTATCCGAAATGGAAGTTAATTTATCAGATAAAGTTATTGGACAATCTGACGCAGTTTCAAAAATTGCCAAGTCAATTAGAAGAAGTAGAATTGGAATTAAAGACCCAAACAAACCAATTGGTTCATTTATCTTTTTAGGGTCAACCGGTGTTGGTAAAACATATCTAGCAAAACAACTCGCCAAACAAATGTTCGGTAGTGAGGATAATATGATTCGTGTGGATATGTCAGAATACCAAGAAAAACATACCATATCAAGATTAATCGGAGCGCCTAGCGGATATGTTGGGTATGAAGATGGGGGACAACTAACCGAACAGGTTAAAAATAAACCATATTCTGTTATTCTATTTGATGAGGTTGAGAAAGCACATAAAGATATTTTCTCCACACTTCTTCAAGTATTGGATGAAGGACACCTAACCGATAGTTTAGGTAAGAAAATCAATTTCAAAAATTGTGTGATTATTATGACCTCAAATGTTGGAGCAAAAAAATTACAAGATTTTGGTTCAGGTGTTGGTTTTAAAACTGGGTCAAGTACCTATGTCGAGGAAGAATATCGTAGAGATGTATTGAAAAAGGAATTAAAGAAATTCTTTACTCCGGAATTTTTAAATCGTGTAGACGAGATTGTAATCTTTAATTCTTTAGTGAAAGAAGATGTTAAAAAAATTGTGAAATTAGAATTGGACATCCTAACTAAAAGATTAATTGGAATGAAATACGACATCACTTTTGATGGTAGTGTTTTAGATTTAATATCTGATGTTGGATTTGATGAGACCTACGGAGCAAGACCAATTAAAAGAGCTATCCAAGACAAACTCGAGGATTTTGTGTCAGAGGAGATTATAAAAGGAAATGTGGTTGAAAACACCCCATACACAATTATCTCTGTGGATAAAGAAATTAAATTTCAAGAAGTTGTAGAAGTTGTGAAAAAGACAAGAAAGAAAAAGGGGGATTTATAATCCCCTTTTTTTTATAATATTTTAGTTTTTATTATACAGGTCTCGTTGGTCGAGGTGTTGGAGATTGCGACGCCTTTGTAACGTAACCTCCTTTAGTATGTTTTGTGGATATTAAACAAATTTCTTTACCATTAACTGATAACGCAAATCCTGTTTCACCTAAACTAACATCAGGTCCCGATTTACTTGTTTGAGCATTTACAATAATACCTTGAGATTCCCCTACTTTACAATATGGAGGTTTTCTATATTGATTACCCGAAATCCCTTGAGGTGATGGTGCCGGTGCAGGTTGTTCAGATATTACAGTTTTTTTACCTGAGTGCATTTCAAGAATAGTATTTTTTTCATCTTGAGAAATGTTATTAAATAAATTTTTCATATTAGTTTTTTAATATAAATATATCACAAAAAAAAAAGACCGGAGTCTCTTAAATTTTAAAACTTATAAAAATATTTTGAATCCGTTTTATATAGATATTTTTTATATCCCAAATCCTGAATCATCTTTTTACCTGTCTCTATTCCACTATAAACATCCTCAACAACCACATATTCATTTTTAGTGTGATAGTCGTAATAACCTATCGCAAAATTGATACAGGAGAAGTCAAAAATGTTTTTTAAAGCATAAACATCAGTATAAGGATGTGATTGGTAATCGTGTCTACCCTGAAACCCCTCGTTTAATGCAACATCACAAATTTTAAAGAACTCCCCATCTCTATCAAATAGTTGAGTTCCCATACAAAATTCGCTAACCATAACATTCCCTGGCGCATCAAACTGAATTCCATATCCAACATTCATAAAGAAGTCAGGACTTGCTTTTTTGGACCCGTGACATCCGGTTTCTTCTGATACGAAGAATGCTGCCTTTAGATTTGGTAATTCTTTTAATAATTCCAAACAAGCATAAACACCACATTTATCATCACCACCAATTCCGGTTGGATGTCCAAAATGATTATAAGCCTTTAATGATGGTTTTTTTTGACCTTGTTCATTTAATAAAATTTCTTCAGTTACGATAATATTATCTAATGAATGAACGGTGTCTGTATGAGCAATAACACAGGGAAAATAATCAATAAATTCGTCTGTTTGTTTTATCGCGTAGATATTATTATGTTCATCCACATTAAAGGGAATCCCATTTTCTTCTAACCAATTGATTAGAAATTCTACCATAAGGTCTTCTTGATATGTTTTTGTCGGAACCGACAATACATCTTTTAATAATTGATAATTTCTTTCCATAGCACAAATATAGGGAAAATAATTAACATAAAAACATTATTTTAATTTATTCTAACAAAACCCTCAAATAATTCGGGTGAAACTAAAAAGTTATTAAATTCTTCTTCGGTATAACTTCTACGAGCAACACCAGTTTTAGTGAAAACATCCATGTGTATTCTATTTGTTTCGGGGTCAATTTCTCTAAGAAAAAATTCTCTACCATATGAAGTTTTACTTCTAGTATTAATTGGGTATTTAGAGACAACTCTATCGTAGATATTTGAATATTCTAAAATATCCACATACTTATCAGATTCTTCTAATTCCTCAAGTATTTCATCTAATTCTTCCCCTATAACAATATTAAGTCGTTCTTCGTCAAAATCATTACATTGTATTTCATATCTATATTCATCCCATCCACCAGTGTTAAATGTGTGTCCGATATCTGTTAAAACACCATTGATATTTTTGGTGGGGTCTTGACTAATCTTAAACATTGACAATAAAAGTCCAACAGTGGTATAATAAGTTCCAAAACAATCTATGTTGATTAACCCATAATTTTGGAAAATTTCACAAAGTTCATCTTTAATTGATTCTTTAGCTGATTCATGACGACACCCATTTTCAAGGTTTACATATTCCTCTAACATACTTTCAATTTGACCACCAAACATATCCATCAATTTTTCAGCAGCCTTTTCTTTGGTTTCCTCACTATCTAACGAAATTAAATCAGGTGCGATATATTTTAAAATTTGTTTTAATTTGCCTTTATTTTCATCTGAAAACCAACCGAAAAAATACCCCCCTTTCCAATCATCAACAGATGTATAATAATCAACATAATCATATGTGTCGCCGTAATATGAAAATAACCTATCCACATAATAAACATCATCTTCTTCAACCTCAAATAATTTAACATAATCCGAAATTTCATCAAAACGTAATTTGATTGTACTTTTACCTGGATTTTTTTCGTTGTAATTAAATTTATAAACTAAATCGTCAGCACGTTCCATTTCATTAGATGACACCGGTTCACCATTCTTAACCTTAACCAATAATTCATAAATTGAACTATAACCAATTATGGGTTCAAGTTCCGATTTAACTTCATCAGGTAACTCATGAAATAATTCTTTCCTATCAATAAGTCTATATCTCATAGCCTCACTACCCAAATAAAGTATTTCATTATCGGGGCCTTTATGAATAACATATATTTGGATAGGTTCTTTATCTTTATCAATAATAAAGTAAGTATCTCCATCCCGAAATTCATCCCATTTAGATTTTATCGAAGGAGGAGCGTAATATATAAAAGAATCGTAATCCATTGGTTCAACAATTAACCAATCGTCATTGTCAAATATTGTTTTAAATTCCCCGTGAGAGTCGTTTTTATCGGGCATAGATATTTATTTTAATAATAAATATATTTTTATTTGGAATTATCTAAAAATGTATTATCTTTGTATCAGAATAATAAGGGGATGAAATGGTATTGACTGGCATATCTACTTATTTGAGGCACGTAGTGAGATGTTCTCTATCACTTAAATCTATGGGTAACAAATTTATAAATGGCAACATTTTAAACAAAATGGCTCTAGTAGGTCTTGTACGTCAAGATGAGCTTGTGAACGTAGCGTAAGCACATTCGCATTGGGGTCGACGGATATGTGTACCTAGCAACAGAAATATCGTAAGGTGTAATACCACCCGAAGATGTATTAGGAGTCTCGTTCAGGGAGCTACTTCAACACAAGTGAACCCGACACAGTTATTGGTAACGATGTCAAAATAGGAACCAATTATTTGTCAGTTGAGAATTAACTGAATAAACGTGTAGTCTTGAATTTTTAGCGTGAGCAGCACTCGGCTTCGAAGCCGACATCTCCACCAAAAGAAAAACCCATCATACGATGGGTTTTTTGTTTTCAACTATTAATTTACAAAACTCTAACATTTGTTCGTGAGACATTGAATTTTTCGAGTGATTTGACGTTATTGAGATAAATTGTATATTACCTTTAACATAACCTTTTTCCGAATCTATCCTATCTATTGAGGCGGTATATAAAGGATTATTAATACCTTTCCATTTGGGCAATTGTAATTTAACCCCACTGTATATACAAGTATTTTGATTATCCCAAACCTCTTTTAAATAATCTAAATCAACATCATAATTATGATATTTATTTTTAATTCTACGTAAAAGAGCTCTTAATCCTGTAAAACCATCTCTTGAGTGACCTGAATGTTGGGATATATTATAATTATTCTTCCTATCTCCAAAATTTTTTGTATTATTTTTACCCACACAAGTCCTACTACAAAAATTTTGCCTACCTAATTTGTTATTCCTTGTTATTTCTGTCGATGGTTTTTCAAAGGTAACCCCACAATTATCGCAGGTGCATTCCCCCATTTTTCTTTTTGATTTATTTTTACTCATAATATTGTTTATATATAAATAGTGTGGAGATGGGAAAAAGTCAGTGGAGGTGAATAAAAAAACCACCCAAAGGTGGTTTGTTATCAGTTCAAATGTTTATTTTTTAATCTTTTAATACTTGTTTATCCCCAACCGGAGATATGAATTTAGATGTTAATCTATCTAATCTTGAATCCATAACTTTATATACTTCATCAATATGTTTATTAATATATCTATTACTATCAGTAAATAAGTCGTCTGTTCTTCTAATCTCCCCATCAATACGACGATTGAGAGAATCACCACCACTATTAATATCATTAAAGATATATCCTTGAACTTGTTCTAATTGCTTACATTTATTTTTTAATCTGTTAATCTGAATGCACATTATAACCATAACCACAACTCCCAGTACCCCGAGAACCAAACCTATACCCATAATGAACGATGTTAAATCTACCATAATTTCTGTTTTTTATTTGTTTATTTTTGAACTGATTATTAAGTATAATAAAAAAAGGGACTATTTCAAGTCCCTTTTCATATCTCTCTCTATGTCCCGAGATTTTATGGTATCTCGTTTATCGTGTATCTTCTTCCCTTTGGCAAGAGCAATTTCCATCTTAATCAATCCGGTGTCGTTTATGAAGACACGATAAGGAACGATTGTGGTACCGTTGATTAACTCATTCTCCAACTTAATAAGTTCTTTTCGTTTGGCTAATAGTTTTCTATCCTTTACGGTCTCGTGGAAGGACCCAAACCCATAATCGGAGATATTCATCCCCTTTATAAATAACTCCCCCTCATTGAAATAACAATACCCTTCAGAGATGGATACCTTCCCCTGACGAATGGACTTTACCTCCGAACCAACTAGTTTGATTCCCACAATTAGTGTCTGTAGGAATGAATACTCAAACTTGGCTTTCTTATTGACTATGTTTATTGATTTTTTCATAGGACAAAGATAATATAAAAATTAATATAAACAAAAAAAGGTGATACAAATTAATGTACCACCTTCTTGGCTAATTAGGTTGAGATTAAACCTATTATTGAGAATCTTTAAAAGGATTATTAGTTCCCTTTATATCCACACCCTTTTGGGATGTAATCCTCAGTGACGATTGGTTAGACCAATCACTCCTCGAGTCGTAAATTACTCTCTTATTACTCCACTCTCCTCAATCTTGCGAACTGATTAATCCTTGCGGGATTAGAGGTTTTTGGTAAGAATACACATCAACTTGCGGTCTTTGTGTGCTATGGACATCCCATAACTAAGTAGTCACCTTGTCACTCACGACTGACAGACACTTTTGCTACATATCTTTTTAGTTTTTCACCATATTGAAAATAGTAATTGTGTAGTGGATGTGTTGAAGAAGGGGTCTGTCGTAAGCTCCGTTATCTTTTGAACAACAAAATACTAACCTCCTCCATGTAATGTCCCCATTACGAAATCTCAAGTGTAGTTCATATCAACATCTTGGTAGATGTTTGATAGGGATAAAATCGACACCACTCGTTCTTTATCTTACCTTTCGGTTTTAACTCAACTCTAATTTTGGAACCCGCAATTACACATTTGGAAATATGTTTCTTACTTGATTCCTATGGGTTATTCTTATTGGTGTTCCCACCTCAACCGGACAATCCACATTGCCAAGTTAGTATTCCATTTCCCTACGAAGTTATCCTCGGTACTACAGGACTACTAATATCCCACTTGCTTACTCGAGTTCGGTTTCCCAAACCCCAAAATTAGTAACACAACTAATTTCGGTTTATCCTGCTTTCGCAGTTTATTTAAAGATGATAAGCCACCTATTATCTTTGATACAACACCGAAGTGTTATAATGGATAATCTAAAATTTCTAAGAACGTCTTTAAGGTTTCCCTTAATTGTTTTACAAAGGTAAGTGATTTTTTTCTAAAGTCAAATACTTTTGTAATTTTTTTTTCAGTGGTATCAGATGGGCTCGAACCACCGGCACAGAGACTTTCGGGACTCCTGCTCTACCAAGGGAAATAAATCTCCCACTGAGCTATAATACCATATAAAATAATGTGGGTGTATGCTCTACCATCTGAGCTACGGATTTGAAACCGGAGGGATTTGAAACCTCGACACAACACCCACACCATTACTTCAATGAACTTATTTTCTTCTACAAAGATAATACATTTATTTTAATCTGTCAAATCTTTTTTGATTTTTTTTTAATTCATATTATCCAAGAACATTTCAATAATCTCATCTTCCTCTTCATCTGTCCCTTCGGCTCCGTTAAGCCATTCTATGGTATCTACAGTATAGTCATCCCAATTATCCCAGAATGCGTGAATTGTAAATTCTCTTCCATCCTCTGTTTTACCATCATAATCATAATTTGCTGAAGTTAAAACTTCACTTGAATAATTTATTTCCATTTTTACTTTTTTAATTTATTATTAATTTTAGTAATAGTCACATTTCTACCAATTTGGTATCCTAATGTAAATATTGAAATTATTAACCACACAATGAAAATTACTTCCCCTACCATTTTATTTATGTTTTAATTGTTTAGTAGTCAGGAGAGGAATCGAACCTCTCTACAGGGAGCTACCCGTCATCCATGACCTTCCATCGGACTCGAACCGACCTTGTATCCAACCTGACTATTTTTCGCTAATGTTAAAAACTGACTCAATCTTCCAAAAAAACACTAACTTGGTACTTACCTATCTTGGCTCCCCCATCCATTTTAAATATAGTTTTACCTGAAACTTCAGCGGGTTGTTGATTGACCACTCCCACCTACTCAAGTAGTTTTTACACACTCATCATCCAACCCATCCGGTTTTGAGATTGATACTCACTATAAGTACATTTTCTCATTGAGGAATAGTCGGGTCTCAACTTAACATGAGTCGGATATTTCTTCTCGTGTTCTTTGCTCTCTCTCACCACCTTAGCGTAAGCTTCTCTTTTACTTGGAGCCCACACATCATTAAATCCACCACCTATCCAATTAAACAAATAAAGGTATTCACCGTTAACACTTCTATACAATTTCTCTTTAGCCATAATGATTAGTTTTAAATCCGATACAAAGATAAGCATTAAATCCACACTTCCAAACTTTATTTCATTTTTTTTAAAAAATTTTTTTACTATAACGATTCCGTAGATTTATTTACTATTTTTCTTGACATGTCGGACATATTTATCTATGATTTAACAGAATAAAAAAACAAACTATTATGAAAAAGTTATTATTGGCGATTGTTATCGCAGGGTCTTTGTCTCTAACTTCTTGTTGGAAAGGTACAAAAAATGAAGAATCAACAACAGAAGTTGCTACCGATACCACACAAGTGGATTCAGTACAGGTTGATTCAGTGGAAGTGGATACTGTAAAAGTAGATACGGTTAAGTAATCAGAAACCCCTCTTAACGGAGGGGTTTTTTTATTTTAAAAGTTGTTTAATTCTATTAATATCTTCATTAAGTTCATCGTCTTTTTTCTTTGGTTTGTCGGATAACGCTTTTTTAATAAAAGATATTGGACTTAAAAGTATGTCAGTAAAAATGTCTGACCCACCGATTCTAGGCTCATTTGATTTTACAATAGGTTCTTTGGTTTTAGGTTCTTTGGTTTTAGGGTCTTTAACATTTTTGTTAAATTTATGACCACTTAAAAAATCACCAACATTTTGTTTTGATTTGTTTTTATTTAGTATTGAGAATGATATTTCTTTATCTGAAAAATATCCAATAGTGTGTCCTTGTTTCACTGTACCACCAATTCCAACAATAACTCTACCTATTTCACAAAAATCTGAATAAAAGGTTTCACCATTAACATTATGCTCAATAGTAAGATTTCCATCACAACGATTAATAGATGGTACAACTATACCATCATAAGGGCTAACTAACCTATCGTTATCATATGATGAAAGACCAACAGTTTTTGATAACATTCCTTGGTTTAACTTACCGTTAGGTGAAGGTGAGATGAAATAATTCATTATAATAAATTTTTTATACGATTAATACTTTCAAGTATTCTT